GATGCATTACTTAAAATCTCTAATGCATTTGATAGTAACCCAGACGGTAAATGGTTTATATCCGGGTTCACTCACAGTAATGAAGACCGGACCCAGTTCTTTGATACCAGACACCCCTGGTACGAAAACAAATATGTCAATGGAGATAACACCACAGGTAACCCATCTAATTATGCAGTTAGAAACAACTGTGCTTTAGAGATGGACGATGACTTGCTTTGGATCGTAGACGGGGAATACTTCTACCGATCTTACTTCTACCACGGGGATCCAATTAAACTAGATGACGTTCTGGTCTGTTTCAGGGAACATGGTTCCTCTGCCTTTCGGGATCCAAAATTTCAAGAATTAGATGCAAGAGAACGACAATATTGTATAGACAAGTATAATGGTACCATGCCAACGAAAGAAGTAGCACTGAACTGGAAATGATACTATAATATGTAATTATGAGGACTACATTATGAAAATTGGAAGTGAAACTATTGCGTTGTTAAAGAACTTTGCATCTATTAATACGAACATCGTATTTAAAGAGGGTGATGCAGTAAGTACTATCTCTAATGCTAAGAATATCTTTGCTAAAGCTACTATTAAAGAAACTATACCTAAAGAGTTTGCAATTTACGATCTGAACTCTCTTCTGGCTATGTGGACGTTGACTGATAGTCAAGAGATTGAATTCGGTGATAAGTGTATTGGTATTACGAGCCCGGCAGGTAAGTTTGAATACTATTATTCGAACCCTGAGATTGTAACTGCCGCACCTACTAATGAAATTGAGCACATGGATGTGTATAAGTTTAAAGTAACTGCCGAAGAAATTCAGATGGCTGCCGCCCTTCAACGCGCACTTGCTACAGACCCCGAGGGTTTCTACGATCAAATGGGTCAAGCTTACGGCTATGCGCAAGCTCAAAAGCTTGCCGAACTGGAACAGAAAGTTCAGCAAGTTCAGCAAACGCAACCTGTAGCTCAAGCATCTGGTGAGAAGAATTGGTGGGAAGAAGATGACGCGGTGGCCCCCACTGCAGAACCGGCTGTAAAAGTCCTTACCGATCCTCGCATTGATCAAATGGAGCAGGAACTTGAACAGCTTCGCGCCATGCAGGAACAGGTCCAGGAGCAGCAGCGACAGGAAGAGGGCCGCGCTCAAATGGAAATTGAGCTTGCCAGTCTTCGACAGAAGTACGGAGAATACGACGAAGAGGAAGTTGTTCGTCGCGCCGTAGCTAACCACCACGCAGACGGAGACGCAAGTCTCGCCCGCGCCTTTCACGAATATAAGGATATGGAAGCACGAATCAGAGCAGACATTGCGTCCAAACAGAAGACCGCACCAAAGGTTATGGGCGCAGCGAGTGGGATGGCTCCATCCGAACCGCCAGCTAAACTTGACACTGATGATGCGCGACGACAAGCTGCACTTGAGCTTGCGATCCGCTTGGGCGCGACACCGCCTAACGGCTCACGCTAATTTAAACACATCAAACTCTTTAAATCTCTGATAGTCTTTTTGTAGTGCAAGCCGTCCTTACGGTTAGTTCGCACTACAAACCGACAATTAACCTTTAAGGAGAAGCACATCATGGCAGATGGTGTATCGCTTGCAATTGGTTCGGCCGTTCTTAAGCAGATTTACTCGGACGGTGTAAACGAACAAATTAACAACGAAACCCCCGCTCTTGGTCACATCAAGAGCACTTCAAAGAACATCACTAACGTTGGTGGTGCCGGAGTTGCATTCGTTGCACACTTTGGCCGTAACCACGGTATTGGTGCACGTGGCGAACTTGAGCGCCTTCCCGAAGCGGGACAGCAGCTCTACGCACGCGGAACCACCGGACTGAAGAGCCTCTACGGAGCAATTCAGTGCACGGGTCAGGTTATGAACCAGGCAAAGTCAAACCCTCAGTCGTTCATTGACTACGTGGGCGAAGAAATGACTCGTCTGAAGACTGACCTCGCCAAGGACCAGAACCGCCAGGTTTATGGTGACGGAACGGGAACGCTTGCAGTTACCACCGCAACAGGCAGCGCGACGACGACCCTCACGGTCGACGACACGATCTACCTCAGCATTGGCGCACGAATCGACGTTCTCCAGCAGTCGACTCTTGGCAACGCTGTCCCCACGCCCCGCAACACCGCGTATGTAACGGTTACGGGAATCAACGAAGCTACCAAGGTCATCACCGTTTCGGCTGCCATTGGCACCATCACTGTTGGTGACGCTCTTGTTCGCTCGTCGCGTACCGCCTCGCAGGGCACCAACTCGTGGAACAAGGAATGGGCCGGCTTCAAGTCGATCATTTCCGCCACTGGTTCGCTTTACGGAATCGACCCGGCAACGTACCCCGACTGGAAGTCAGTAGTTAACACTCCTGTTGCTGGTACTGGCGCACTTACCGAGCTTGACCTCGATAAGGTTGTTCAGGACGTTCGCCGCAAGGGTTCAAAGCCCACGCGTATCATCACCACCCCTGGTGTTTACCGCGCATACTGGTCGGCACTTCAGGGCCTTCGTCAGTACGTCAACAAGACGGACCTCAACGGTGGTGTTGGTAGCGCATTGTCGTTCACCACTCCTTACGGTGAGATCCCAATGATGACTGACTTTGACTGCCCCAAGGGTGTAGCGTGGTTCCCGAACGACTCCGAAATTGCTCTCAACACGAACGTTGGTTGGGAATGGATTGACGAGCAGGGTGCAACTTGGCAGAAGATCCCCGGATACGACGGATTTATTGCTGAAATGCGCAACTACGCAGAGCTCACGACTTACCGTCGCAACGCGCACGCTAAGCTATCAGGTATCGCTGAGCTGTAAGAAGAAATAAACTCCCAGGGAATCGGGTCCGTCTCGCTCGATTCCCTGGGTTTTTTCATAGAGAATGGTATGAAATGTCACAAACAATCAACTTCGATCGTATTGACGGTCTTTACACTGATCACCAGCGCCGTATTGCAGGCCCAGCATAGCGGTCTTGCCCAAGAAACGTTCAGCCTTGTCCTTCTTAGTGATGTCGCGCCCGAACAGCTTCGATGCAAAGTCACAGTACAGGTCAACTCCGTTGGCCAGCTTCAGCAACACGTCGTCTTGCCCAGCCAGCGCCATCACTGTGCGCAGCTCGATGTTGGACGAGTCACCCACCAGCACGGTGTGGCCGGGAGGAGCCAGCAACGCATCACGCAAGCCAGCGGACGGGCCACGCGCAGGGATGTTCTGCCAGTTGATGGAGTTGCCACCAGAGTAACGGCCAGTTGTCTTAGCGCCCCAGAAGTTGAGGTACACAGGCAGTGGGCCACGCTTGGCGGTCTCTAGGAACTTCAGTGCACGGGTTTCAGCGATTGTCGTTTTGACGCCCAAGCGAGCCGCAACCAGCGCCTGTACGTCTGCATCGTCGGACTCCATGAGGTCGGTGAAAGCCTTGTCTGATTTGGCAAAAGCATACGTTTCTTTTTCTGTTGTCTTACTAATCTTTGTTGGCGGCGTCACGCCGAGCTCCAATAACTTGGCAGCGAACTTGTCGTTGGACATGATGATCGTGCGGTCTACATCAGCGGCCTTCAACAGCTGCTCCTTGCGGATCAACTCGTCGTCGTAGAGCTGCTTCATCTTGGCTTGGTCACCGATCAGCATTGGCTCTGTGAACATACGGATCGTCATGTCGATGAGGCGCATAGCCAGCGGTGGTGTGAAGGGGTCGAACTTCTTGCCCAGCTCCTTGCACAGCCACGTGTCGTGTTTGCAGTAGTCCGCGTACTCCTCTAATTCCATGGGATTAAAGTCCGCACGGCGTTTGCCGATCGCCTTCACAACAGCAGTGCCCTTGTCGGGGAACGCGTATTGCTTGGCCAAGTTAGCGAGTGAGTGCGTGTACAGGAACGGCAACAGCATACGGCCTTGGGCGAGGGTGTCCATCCACAGCTTGGGCTTGATGCCGCAGCGCTGCGTCATGATGTACCCGTCGAATAAAGTGTGGTGGCAGCGCACAGCGCTGTTGGCCCAGTCGTAGTTAGCGTGTAGCCACCCTACAGTCTCGGCTTCATTTCCTGAAAACCACACAGCAGGCTCGTCGTTCTTGATGACAGCAACGCCCACAATCTCAAACTGGTCGTCATTGACGTACGCGTCAGTCTGCATCTTGCTCAGACTGAACGTCTTGGAGTAGTATGTCTCGAAGTCAACGGTGAGGATGTCCATCACTTACCCTTTGACTCAAGCTCAATAAGCAACTCAATGTAGTGCTTAGCTTTTTCCAAATCTTTGATGCCATGCTTCGCTCTCCAGCGGGACACGTACTTGATGACGTTGCCCTCGAAGTAGCCGATGCCGTTGGCGTGGATGTACTCCACGGGTTGTATGGCCAAGTCTTTGTAGTGGTTGCCAGCAACTTGTATGTCGAGGGCGCTCGTGCCGTTCGCACCTTTGCTCAACATGCTCTGCATGACTTCCTCTTCTTCGTTTGTCCAAGTCGCCAAGTCGGGGAATAGTTCGAGTTGCTGCATCACATTACCTTTGTTGCGTTAATGATACGAACGGCGTGCATGGCTTGCGACTTAGCGTCGTCCAGCGCGTTGTGTGCCACACCACTGCGCTCTAGCTTAACGTGGGGGTACAGACTCTTTAGCGTGCGATAGCATCTGTCGTTCCAAAAATCCCATGGCTGCTTTACACCTATAGCGCGGTACGCGTTGCTTAGGATTACGTTGTCGAACGTGGAGCCGTTACCCCATAGCGTTGCTCCTGCCGGGAACCAAGCCGAGAACTCACC